ATACGCAAGCATGTATCAGCAAGCTATTGGTGCAATCAATCTGATTCAAGAGCAGATTAAAATGGTTTTAGTTGAGGAAGCACTAGCCAAAGCCAAGGCTGAGAAAGAAGCTCAAGAGAAAGCCGAGGCAGAAGCTAAGGCCGCAGCAGAAGCAAAACCCGTGGAGCAACCAGGAGAGAACAATGCCATTGAAGAAGGGCAGCAGCAAAGCAGTGATCCAGTCGAATGTTAAGGCTGAGATAAAAGCAGGGAAGCCAGCGAACCAGGCCGTTGCAATCGCATACGCCAAGGCTGGCAAGAGTAAAAAGAAATAACCAACTAGGAGCTATGACCATGAAAGGCAGCAAACCAAAAGATAATAAAAAGCCCATGCCAGGCAAAGGAAACAAGAAAGGTTGTTAGGCGTTTGACTTATAGCCCGATGGTGCTACTCTTAAAGTGTAGTATGTAGTTCGATCGGGCATAAGGTTTCCCACTTCCTTTTCCTATATGCTCGATCCTTTTTACTCGCCACGGAGGATATCATGAAATCAAAAGGCTTTGCATTCATTCCCGTTATAATCATCCTTGGTGCCATATGTGTTGGCAGTGCTGCATATTTAATCAGTAAAAAGAATGATTCGCAAGTGGAACAAGCAGCCGAGGCCGTGCTAAAAACTCAAGGCGTTGATATAGATTTTTCACCTGACGATGATACAGAATGATAATTGACTGGGCAAACTATCCAAACTTTAGTTCAAAAGAACTGGCTTGCAAGCACTGTGGTTCAGAAGGCATGCGGCCTGAGATGATGGATATCTTACAAGGCATCCGAACTGATATGGGCGCACCGATTTTTTTATCATCAGGCTATCGGTGCGCCAAGCATCCAGTCGAGCAAGAGAAGGATAAGCCAGGCGAGCACACACATGGGTTTGCCGTTGATATCCTTTGCTATGGAATACGCGCATTAAAGATTATCCAGCTAGCCCAGGCGCGAGATGTGAAGCGCATAGGCGTGCATCAGAAAGGAAATCCAAACGGCAGGTTTGTACACATTGGGATTGCAGATAGATACAATCTTGCATTTCCGGTTGCTATATGGACATATTGAGATTTGAATTACCCTACCCCCCGAGCATTAATCATTACTACGTGCACACTGCTACTGGCGTTATTCTGGGCGCAAAAGGCAAGAGCTATAGGCGTGACGCTGCATTGCTATTACACCGTTATCGTGATTCCTGTGGGGGTGAAAGACGGCTCACGCTCACTATTAACGTGTTCCCCCCTGACAAAAGAAAGCGAGACATTGATAATATCTGCAAGGCAACCTTGGACGCGCTACAGTATGCCCGTGTGTTTGAAGACGACAGCCAGATTGATATGCTCACTGTAGTAAGGCGTGAGGTAGTCAAGGATGGTTGTTTAGCGATATGGATCGGTGAATGCTCTTAAAGCAGATAGATTATTTTACAGATTTATTCCCAGCATACCCACACCAACGACAATTGTTTGAGGCGTTTTTCTCAGGCGACTATCGTTTCTTTGTCGATAATATACATAGGCGAGGGGGAAAGGATGCAACCTTTTTCAACCTGGCATGGCTTGTATCATGCATGACGCGCGGCAATTATCTTTACACGCTACCTAAGATTGGCCAGGCCAAGAACGTCATATGGGAAGGAACAGACCTTGAAGGGCGCAGGTGGATTGATGTTATTCCCACGCACCTGGTTAAGTCAATCAATCAAAGTGAGCGCAAGATTTATTTTAGCTCAGGCTCTATGCTTCACATCACAGGAGCCGACAGCATCCTTGGAGCGCATCTAGGCTCAAACCTGCGCGGCCTCTTTATGTCAGAGTTTCAACGAACCGCGCCAGGCATATGGGATTACTTGCGGCCTATCATCAATCGCAGTAAAGGCTTTGCATGCTTTAACTATACGAGCTTTGGGCAATGCCATGCGCACAGGCTACGAACCGCAAACTTAGATAATCCGAACTGGTATACACGCAAACTAACCGTTGATGACACTAGAGACAACTACGGAAATTATATTTTCTCACCTGAGCAAGTCGAAGAAGAAAGACGATCGGGAATGGACGAGGACTTAATACAGCAAGAGTATTATTGTGATGATAGCGTTGCGGTTAAGGGTACCTACTTTGCGGAGAAGCTACAGAAGGCCAGATCCGAAGGGCGCATTGTCAAAGCTCTTGAAGTCTACCCAGGCAAGCCAGTACATACCTCATGGGATTTAGGCAGCAAGGACACCAACACTATATGGTTCTTTCAGGTTGTTGGAACAGGTGAGGCACAACAGTTCAGATACTTTTATTATCATGAGGCAAACTATCAAGACATCCCTTACTACCTGGCATTGTTGGCACGGGTTATGCATAGCTTTGGCTTTAGCTCATACGGTCATCACTTCCTACCCCATGACGTATCACAAACCGAATGGACAACAGCCAAGACAAGGCGTGTATTGCTTATGGAAAAGGGTTTGAAGATTACCCCTGTACCCATGCTAAAGGTCATTGAACGGGTGCAGGTGGCACGCTCTAACTTTGATAAGTGTTGGTTTGCTGAGGACGGTTGCAAGAATGGGCTTGAAGCATTAGAGGTAAGTCGTGCGAAGTATGATGAGAAGCTCAAGGCGTTTAGCGCGGATGAGGTGCACGACTGGGCATCACATGGCAGTGCTGGTTTTCAATACGGCCATGTTGGTTGGTTGGACAGCTACAATAAACAAGCATTGGTTCAACAGAAAGAATATGCCAAGTACCGGCCTATGAATCCTGGGAAACATTAAGCTCAGCACTTTGCTTCATGCCGTTTAGAATGTCAATCATCACTTGCACACCAAAGGGTGCCGTAAATTTGTCTGGCGAGGTTGGTAATGTGTATCCGAATATTAATCTAATGCCAAGCTCGTTGGCCAATTCTGCTACCTCTTGAAACTTTTGTACATCATTCATGGTCTGGCACCTCTTTAAATTCCCCGTCATTAAACCCCGTTGTGTTGGCATCTTCAAGTATTTTCAATCGGGATTCCATCTCTTCTGTGGTCTTAATCTTTAAGCTGACATCAATCAGGCTTGCTAGTTTCTGCGCTTCATCAGGGGTTAGCTCACCGTCACTGATGGCCTTCATGATGGCCTTAAGCATTGAGCGTTCATCTTTGGCCTTGCCTAGAGTCTTGACGCTCACCGCTCGCTTGTCTGGTATGTTGAATCGGGTGTTATACATGCGGTTAAACACGGCATGATTAATGCCCGTCATGCTTTTATTTTCCAGGTCAATCTCACTCAAGAGATGTTCATCACGCATTCTATCGAAGTATGCGCGCGCTTTATCGTGGGCTATATCGCAAGACCTGTTAAACAATGGGTGACGCTTACGCCATTTCTCGAAGGTGTCATTGCATATAGTGTGTTTAGCGCAAAACATAGAACGGGTTTTGCCCTCAGAAAACATTTGAATTATTTCAAGGCACATGGATTCACTGTATTTGCTACCCCAAGGATTATCTAAATCCTTTAGGTCTGGCTCTTTAGTAGTCAATGTTTCTGCCCTTTGAAAAAAATATTAAAAATATTTATCGCAATCACTTGCATTGTGTCTCAATGTGTTGCATTATATCTCAATCGATTGCGACATAATACATTAACACACTGAGGACATACTATGAATATACATGATGCAGCCAAGATATTAAACCTAAGCGGTGATTATACGCCTGAGCTTGTAAAGGCAGCGTATAGAAAAGCGTGCAGTGCTTACCATCCTGACAGGAACCCAGCAGGGTTAGAGATGATGAAGTTAGTTAATCAAGCATACGATGCGCTTAAGGATACAACAGGCACCGCAAAGGCCGCAGATGAAGGCGACCTATCAAGCTACGGTGAGGACATCTTCAATGCTCTATCAAAGATTATCAATCTAGGGTTAGATATAGAAATCTGTGGCGCATGGGTTTGGCTACACGGTGACACAAAGCCACACAAAGAAGTTTTAAAAGAGGCTGGCTTTAGATGGGCACCTAAAAAAATGCTGTGGTACTTTCGACCAGCAGACTACAAGAGCAAAGGCCGTGGGAAGTTTTCAATGGATGAGATACGAAACACGCACGGCAGCGAACGGGTGACAGTGAAGGAACGCAACAAACTAAGGGCTGCATAAGCAGCTCTAAACCAGGAGGGTACACCATGAACTACAAAGTATTTTATATTACACGTTGGTTTAAAGATGTTCGCTTTTG